GATACCATGGCTTGTTACACCTATGTTTCTTTGACCTGGGATCGCAAGAAGCTTAATATCAACGTCTGCGTCTGTTGCCATAATATCGATAGCTTTTCTATATGCAGCAACCGTAGGGCCTTCGATTCCACCTTGATTTGTTTCGTTAGAATATTCTCTATGAGCAGCAGTATCTGTTAATTTTGATTTTTCTTTATCAAATATGTTTACACCATCCCATCCGCCTTGAAGAAAAGTAACAAATTTTCCGTATTTTCTATTTGCAACTTTTTCAAAGTCTGAAACTTTTAAAGCTCTTGTTTTATCAGCAGAGTTAGGATCATCAGCTATGTTGCCATTTCTAACAAAGACTGCATCTGACCACTTTGAAGGATCAGCTTTGCTGTCGGATCCTGTAACAACTTTAACTTTATCAAGAGCAAACATGTTAAGATTAAAATCATCAGAATCTACAATCCCAAAATCATCGCTAACTGCAGCGCCTTCATTGTTACCTATCCACACGTTAGCAATGTCTGTTCTAAAATCTCCAAAATACTTGGTAAAGTTTTGAATCGCAGAACCTTGAGCAAACGTCTTATTAGGATCTACTGCAGACTGAACCTTTGAAAACTGAGGTCCCCAATAAATACTTGAATTAAGCCTTGCTCTTGAACCAGCACCAATTGTTAACTTTTGAATCATAGGAACAGGCGGCTGAACTGCATGTCCCGCTATTGTTCCTGTGTGTATCAAAACAGTATTTGACTCACCTACATGACTTAGTGCAGATCCTGACGTAGCTAGGTGATAGTGACCTCTAAATCCAAATGGCATAGCCGAGGCTGGAACCTGATTGGACTTTAATTTTGAAGAAGGCTCAACTCTAATATAACTACTTTGATTAGCATATTCGCCTTCAACGACAATAGATTGAGATTCAAGGCTATCGTCAAAGTTAAATCGTATCTTTTGATCACCGACGACTCTGCATATATAACGTTCAGAATTAGGATCTAGGTTTAGTTTGGTAAAAGATTCAATAATAGTAGGATTTCTATCTGTGTCGTTAAAATCTCTAACAACAAGGTCAAATTCTCCGTATTCATATTGAGGATCAGTTGAAGGTTTAATATTCTGTATACAAACTTTAAACTGTGTAGCTGGACCAACACCGTCTGACAGTGCAGTTATTTTAAACAAATTGTGTCGAACACCTGAGCTTGCCTGTGAGATAAACATTGGCGAAAAGGCATGTTGATATCTATTCTCAAAGCTTTCAAAGTTAGGAGCAGAATCAGAACCACCATTTCTAACATCGGAACCTGTTAATATAAATGCAATAGGTTCTCCTGCAGTAGAATAATTATCCGGAACTAAAGTACCGCTACCAGTAGCTACAGCCTGTGATCTATATACAGGAAAATCTGCGTATAAGTAATGTCCCTTCTCTTCGATTTTTAAAGGATCAGTATTTAAAACGTTTGCCATGTATTGAGGAGAGTCTGGATCAAATGAAAACTGTATTGAAGTCTTTGATGCTGTATCTGCTTTATAGCCATTTAAAAACAGTGTTGATTGATGCCCATTTGTAATAGAACCTGTAGTTGCGCCTTTCGGTCCGCCAGCAGTCGCAGAATCTCCCTGAGCAGGCGCTGTATCTGTTTCCCCAGAAACACCATGACTAGAATGGGAGCTTATTTTTAGATTTATACCTTGCGGTGCAAAAATAACCCCTCTAACAATAGGAACAGCTTTACCTTTACCGCCACTAAATCCACTAACAGCAAGAATGTTAACATCAGCAATAGTTGTTACTATTGTATTGTTTCCTGTTAGACCAATAGCACTTTGTGTCAATGTAAGCGTGTCATTGGCAGCATCTACTGTGGAAACAGCGATTGATATCGAGCTTACATGACCATTTGCGCTTTCAATAGCAGCTTTTATCTGTGCAGCTATAGTTGCGGCTGTAGAAAGGCCGTTTATCTGAATAACAACGTCAGTTCCGCTAAGAGCACCTGTCGCAGATGATCCTGTATCATCAAATATATAAGTCTTGGTTAGCTTGTTTGCATCAGTTATTGTTATTGTCTTTGTTGTATATTGACTGGGCGTAACTGAAACAGCTTGAATAGTTCCTGTTGCTGCTTCTTGAGCTGTTTCTTGAATTCCAGCATCTGATAAAAATGTCGAACCGTTAGATTCAGACATCAAACAACCAACAAAATAAGTTCTAGATGCAGTTTGTAAAGTTCCGTTTGCATACGGATTGTCTCCGATATCTCCGTTTGCTTGAACTTTTTTATCTCCTACTACAAATCCAGCTCTTGTTACAACACCTGATGCTTCTTTTTCTTTTCCTTCACCTGCCCCTAAGACTCTAATGTAGGTTCCTGCCGAAGAATTTCTAAGCCATTCTCTAAGAGCAATTGGTCCAAATTCGTTTCCTTTTGAATCTCCAAATATTCTTATAAACTCTGAAGTGTTAGGCACTGTAACAGGAACGAAGGCGGGACCGCTCTTGGCTGTCCCGATGACACCTGCAGGAACTCCCGTGGGTTCCAATTGAGGCGGCCCCGCAACAGCTGAAAGGTCTATTTCATTAGCTTTTACGCCCGCACTTAATCTTGTAATTTTTTCGCTCATTTAATTCCCCATTTTAATAATATATATTAGACAAAATCAATACCTGAATTAGAAATAACAAAATCTATTGCAACAAACTCTATTGCCCTTGTTGGAACAATTACAATTCTACCGTTTAAAACATTGTTATCAATATCTGACTGTGTGTTATTTGTTGAATCAATTATAACTTTAAATTGATCTATTCCTTGATTTTCTTGAACAGAAGCTAGCGCACTGTCAACACGCCCTTTAAATAAAGATCTAACTTCTGGCGTATTGGCTTCAAAGACAAATCCAATAGAAATCTCAGAAACTATTCTTTTAACTTCTAATAACATTCTTCTAACATTAACTCTGTCCAATGAAGTCCTTGCTCTTTGTAAAGTTTTCTGCCCTGATATTACATATCCACTTTTTGGAAATGTTGATATAGGATTAACCCTTGCTTCGTAAGCAACATCTCTGTCTGATTTGTTAAGTCGTGCTCTTGCGCTAGTAACAAAACCTAGGGAGCCTCTGTTAAATCCGGCAGGTGCAAACCACGGAAATGAAGTGTTATCGTTGTAACCAATTGCAGACAAAGCAGCTACTGTAGCAGGAACCAGCTTTCTTCGGCCTTCGTCATCAATAATAACATCAGGAAAATAAGCAGCTGCGTAAGACGTATCGTAGTTTTTGTCTGAGAAGTTTTCAACTGTTTTTCTTACATTAACAGTCCCAGCTGTATCTTCGTACATTCTTTCATCTTTTGAAGTAATATGAGGAACATCAAGCAAAAGAAGGCCTTTGCCGTACTCTTCTATTTTTTCAATTGCATGAGATATTAACTCATCTGATCTGATTCCAGGAAATGTTAAGATGTTAATTCTTGATTGTGCAGGATCTGTTAAAAGATTAACTGCAACCTTATACGAATTAACATAGGCATTTGAATCTCCTGTTCCAAACGACATGTTTAGACCTATATCCGGAGAGTCAACACCTTTTCCACCGCTATCTGAAGAAGAAGCTTTGTCATTCATTATAGCCTGATCTGGATCAAGAATATTGGTTCCGTCAAAACCGCCGTAAAACATATTTGTAAATTTTGTGTATTCACTAAATCTATTAAAGTATGCAGAAGCTGTAAGCGACATTAAAGAGCCCAAGGTTAATCTTTGTCGACCTGTCTTAATGTCATCAGTTATGGTATAATCGCTTTTGTTAACTTCAGAGTCTCTTATATAAGCAGCGTTTTTCATCTCAGTTTCTGCTGAACCTGTTAAAAGCTGAGAGTAGTTACTAAGTGTTTCGCCTGTTTCTAAAAACTTGCCTAATCCAACTCTAGAAAGTGTAAATTTATTATGATTAAAAGAATCAGCGCCTGAACCTGTTACGAGAGCATCAAGTTTTTGAATTCCTAGAAACTTTGACATATTATCAATCATTTCATTATAAACTATTGATTCGTTAGATCTGTTAACGGGATCTGCAATTTCACCATCAGCAGGAAGTCTTTCAAACTTAACACCCCACGACATTCCCTTCACAGCAGATTCTCCAACAGCTCCTTCACCTACATAATTAAAGTCACCTTGTACATTACCTCTTGCCTCACCGATTGTTACTTTGTATCTAAAAGGAACTGGTGGAAGAATGGATCCTGTCATAGCATCTGACGTTGCAACTGCAGCTCCGTCAAGATAAACAATTCTCTCAAATCTTCCGTTTTCACCTAAACCTTGATCAAGATTAGCTGTATCGGGTTCTTCGTTAAATGTCTTTAAAAGCGGCAAGCCTCTAAATCCAAACGGTGCAGATTCTTTTGGTACTTGACCTTCTACTAATGCATCAGATAAGATGACTCTAATTCTTGCTGAATTGTTAGGGTATGTTCCTTGAATGACTAAGCGCTTTTCTTTTGCATCTGTTGCGTCAAAATTATAGACCATTTTCATATCGCCTATCTTATTAGCAATAAAATTGGGGCTGTCCGGATTTAAGTCGCAATTTACAAATCTTTCAATAACTTGTAACGATGTATCAGTATCCCTTTTGTTTCTTAGTTCCACATCAAACGTTGGGTAAGGATCTTCAGGATTGTCTGATTTCTTTATATTTGCAATTGAAATTTTATAAAGGTTGTTTGCATATCTTCCGTCATCAATACACTCAAAGTGGAAAAGATCATATTCTACATCACCAAATGGTTGTGATATGAACTTGGTTGTTTTTGGCGATTCATATCTTGTTTGAAAATTTCCAAATATGTGATTAAATCTCTTTCCAGAAACAGCTGAAGAATCAGCTGACCCGCTCATCAATCCAATTGATACATTTTTTGTAGGTGACTTATCAACAGGCGCAATTTCGTTTTCTATTGGAAAATGTGCATAAAGCAAATGTTTATCGTTTTGGAATCTTGCAGGATCAGTATTTAAGACTTTTCCTATGTAGGCATCACTTTGAGGATTAAGAGAAGCAGAAAACACCTTTGCTCCTGAAAACCCGTCAACAGTTCCTAATGAAGAATCCGATGAAGTTAATATTAATTTAAATTTATTATACATTGCATCAGAAATTGTCGAAGAAACTGTGGATCCGTTAAAGTCAGGATCTGTTCCTGGGTTAAAACTTGCACTATGATTAATAGTTACGAACTTAGATCCTGTTGTTGTAAATAAGACGCCTCTAACAATATATGGGTTGTTGGAAAGTGTTGTATTATTTGAAACGAAGACTGGGTAACCAACAGTCTCAACGGCTGATACTTCGTGTTCTGCACATAAAAACTGAACTGCGCCATACACATTTTTATTATTTGATGTTTCTCCTGATGAAGTTAGTATAAATCCACTGTTTTCAACTGTTCCTAGTCTTTCTGTTGTGGTAAAATGAGACACTGTTGTATTTGCGCCAGCACCTAAAACTCTAACAAAAGTTAGTGCATCTCTATGTTCTAAATATTTTTTTACCGCCAGTGTTGATGGATATTCTGCTTTCGCTTCGCCAAAAACCTCAACAAACCTTTCATAGCTGTTGACTGTTATCGGTGTGAATGCGGGACCCTTCTCAGAAAAACCAACAACTCCTGCAGGAACTGTTGTGATTATCTGTTCAAGATTTTGCCTTCTTTCTGTAACGATTTCAGTATCAAAAAATCCTGGGGACTTAAAAGTCTGTTCGGCCATTATATAGTCTCCTCTTCAATATATATTTTTCTATTATAAGTATTAATCAAATTGTCAAATTTCTATCAATCGTTTATATCTTGTATCTTTCTTAAAAAGTCTGCTGACAGGACTGTTTCTCCTTTTCTTTGATTTCTTGATAAAACTCTTCTATACTCTTTTGTGATTTTTCCAGTTTTCGGATCAAAGTCTTCGTATAACAGCTCTATTCCTGTGTCCTCAGGACCGTCATCAACAGAACCTGTTTCGTCGAGTATCTCAACATCGGACAAAATAAACTTATTTGTATTATCTTGTCTATTATTTTTTTCCTTTGTTTTAATTGAATTTGTCTTTGTTTCACTTATTTCAAAATTAATCTCAGGTGAAGACAAAAACCTTCTAAAGGGTGTATTAACTCCATCAACATCAGGTGCTATTAAATAAGATGGAACAGTCACAGTAAAACTGTTTTTAATAATTCGCTCTTCGTTAGAATAGTCAGAAAAATTATCATTTGATCCAATGGAACTAGCTACAAAAGCAAAGTGTTCATACCCTGCTTGTGTTTCTATCTTAAAACCTCTGTCCTGACCATCAAACATTGCAACAAGATGTTCAATCATTTGATTCGCTTCAGTAACATATTGCGTCCAAAACGTTACATCGTATTCAACTGTAAAAAATTCTGGGTACGGTATCGTTATTATTTCAAATATATTCTTGCCTAACCTAGGCGAAAGATCTATTTGATTTTTATAATAAGATAAATTTGGCCCATTTCTTCTAGATGCCTGACTGTTTCCAACCTGTATGTTTCCAGGAACAATGTCAGACCTTGAAAATTTACGTTTAGATACATTTTTTTGATTTTTTAATCCTAGCTTATTAATAATGTTTTGATAGTCTCTATCTTCTTCAGAAAGCCTTTTTTTAATAATATACAAATCCTGATCTCTATAAGATATAGCAGTCCCAAAACCACTTTGACCTGGTGATATGTCAATATTCTTTCTAACAATTGATATAATAGGTAAAATCAAAGCGTTATTGTCGTCTCTTAGCGCTTCTTTTCTTCTTGTTAGAGCAAACCTTTCACCTGAAGCGAAAACAACAGGGACGGGAATTGTTTCGTCTCTATTTTTAACTTCAAATGCTAGTTTTTTATCAAATAAATTAAAAACTGCTCTGTCTACATCTTCAATTCCGTTTTTAGGAATAGAATAGTTTTCTTCTGTGTTAAGACCTTCATATCCGCTACTAATCTTTGACATAATTACTCCTCATCGTAAAAAGAAGAGCCTGCCTTTTTACTTGTTCCTCTAGGAGATACTTCTTTTGGTCCTGTTATAGGTGCATCCAAAACTCCGTTTTCTCGTAGCTCTCTTATATCTCCTGTCTCACCAAGCCTGTTTTTATCAAAACCGCGCTGTTGTACAAAAGTATCCTGAACTGCATCTGGATCTGTGTATTTTTGCGATGTTGGACCAAAAACCTTTGATAAGAATTGTCGTTTTCTTGCTTGTCTACCTGTAACAGTAATAAAGTTACCATTTTCAATTTGACCAAATATTGTAGATGAAGTAGGAGCTTTAATAACTTCAAAGAAAACAGATCCATAAGAAAAGAAATCACCTTCGTTTACTTCTATTCCTTTGTCAAGCAAGTCTTTCTTTTGAATATAAGCTTCAATATTGTAAAACTCCTCGGAACCAAACTGGTTTGTTCTAATTTCTTGCTCCTGGTATTTGACAAAGCAATCAATTTCAATCGGTGTATCAAATATCTTATCAGGAGACTCTTCATAGACATCATGAATTTGTGTCTTTATCTCAGAAATTGAATAATAGTATATTTTTTGACCTGCAATGTCTTTAACGACTTCTTTTGCAAGATCATTAATAAAACTTATCTCTCTAGGTGTTATAAAAAGTCGTGCCATGATTTTACCCTATTGTTATTGCATTGCCGTTAGGCATTGGAATGAATTTAAGCTGTTTTTGCAAAAGCTCTGCCCTGTTTGAACTAACTTCTAGTAATTTATCATAAGTCATCGTATCGAGCATTTCTTTTAGCTGCGTAACAAGTTCCTTTTTATCTTCTCGACCTCTACTTAAAAGATCTGATCCGTTTAATGTCACGTCAGCACCTGGTATTGGAACAGAAGAAAACTTAGATCTAATCTCGCCTAGCTGCTCTTTACATAGTGCAAGAGCATATTGCCTAATCCATTGCTGGCCAATCGAGTTAATTCTTTCATAGATAAGGTTACCAAACGGAACATTGGAAAGATTTGAAACTCCATGTAAAGTATCATCTTGATAGCTTGGATTTAGCGGATCAGGATTGTACATAACCCTAAAGAATAATTTTCTTGGGTTGTCCTGCGTAGGTGTAGGAAAGATTCTAATTTTTGATCCAATGATTTTATATGAGTAATTTGATCTTCTAACTCTGTTTGAAAGATCAAGCTGGCCTCCACGAAGAATATCTTCAAATACAGGCAAAACATAAAATATAGTTTCAGGAGTAAAAGACTCGAAAGAAAACTCATTATTCAAATAGTTAATAGCACTTGTTGTATCAAAAAATCTATAAGCAGCCTGCGGAGAGAAATGAAACACTT